AATTCTCTGTTGGCTGTACCGACGGGGAGAAAATCGTAGGTGTTGCCATTGTAGGCCGTCCGGTAAGCCGGTATCTTGATGACGGGTGGACGCTGGAGGTCAACCGTCTCTGTACCGACGGAACCAGAAATGCCTGCTCAATGCTCTATGCAGCTGCTTGGCGGGCAGCCAGAGCGATGGGCTACCACAAACTGATCACCTACATCCTGGACAGTGAACACGGGACAAGCCTTAAGGCGGCGGGCTGGCGATGTGTGGGGCGGGCTGGTGGTCTGCGGTGGACCGGAAAACGCAGGCCAGAAGTGGATTTGTACCCCGCACAGATGAAGATCAAGTTTGAAATCGACGACGGGAAACGCCCGCCGGAGGGGGAGGAGGACTGACAATGGACCGGTTGACAATGTGGTATGACGGGAACCACGCAATTTGCGAAAACGAGGAATGCACTTCGGGGGATTGCCCGTTTGCAGACCCTATTTGCGAACAGGTTCAGAATATCATTGACCGCCTCGCCGCCTACGAGGACACGGGCTTTGAGCCGGAAGAGATAGGAGCACTTAAATCTCGTGAGAAAGGCCTTGTGGAGCTTTTGAGTGGTGTGTCCTGCGGTTGCGCTGTAACATATACCCGCCTCCGCAAACTGGCCCAGGCGGACAGGGAGGGGCGGTGCGTGGTAATGCCGTGCCAACCTGGGGATAAAATTTCATACAAGAGTGGCGCAGGATTGCTGTGTAATGCAGTCATTGATGAGTACACACCGAAAAATATCTTTATCACAGCGAAAACCGAAATTCCAAACGCAGAACCACTAAGCCAGACATTTTCGATTTCAGAAGTTGAGGCCGCACTACGGAGGAAGCAGGATGGCTGAATACATCACAAAAGAACAAGCTATTGAAATTATTGAGCAACGGCAAAGAGAACTCTGCCCAGTTGGCAGATA